GATGACGTGAGAAATCCAACAGGTATTTATAATATTGTTAAAGATTATGCTTTAGCAAATGGAAAAATACATACAAGAAAAATTGAAATCACAGATAAACAAACAAATGAAACAAAATTTATTGAAGTAGAGGATTATTATGAACCAAACGATCCTGAAGAATATGTAATGGTCATTATTGATCACATAGGATTAATTAGTCCTGAGTCACAAAATGGTCAAAAATTAGACTTACGTGATTCTATAGGATTACTTTCTTCAAATTATTTACTTAAATTACGAAATAGATTTAAGTATATACCTATAGTTATTCAACAACAAGCTGCTGCTCAAGAATCTGTAGAAAATAAAAAATATAATAAATTAAAACCATCGTTAGATGGTTTAGCTGATAATAAAACTACTCAGCGTGATGCTAATTTTATATTTGGTTTATTCAGTCCTTTTAGACATGAAATTCCAGATTATATGAATTACGATATTTCATTTTTTAGAGACAATATTAGATTTTTAGAAATTATAGGTGGTAGAGAAGGTGGTGGTGGAACCATTTGTCCTTTATATTTCGATGGTGCTGTAAATTATTTTAAAGAATTACCATTACCAAATCAAAATGATAAAATACAAAAAGTTAAAACATTAATAAACAATATAAGAAAATAATTTACACAATTTTTAATTATTAATTTTTAACAGTGGTTGGTATATGGACGGAACTTATGAATGATTGAATTACCAAAACAAAAATTAAAAGTAGATAGAACTAATCCTAAAAAAATTATTTTATTTTCAAATCCTAAGACAGGTAAAACAGAAGCATGTGCTGCTCTACCAGACAATCTAATTATTGACTTAGAAAATGGTAGTGAATTTGTTGAAGCAATGAAAATTAATATTCTTAAAATTGCAGAAAAAGAAGAAAAAACACCTCTTACAATTTTAAAAGAAGTTATTAATCAAATTAAACAAGCAAATAAAGATAAAGGTGGTTATGTTTATAAGTATATTACATTAGATACTGTATCTGCATTAGAAGATATTTCATTAGAATTAGCAAATAATCTTTATAGAAAAACACCTATGGGAAGAAACTGGCAAGGTGATGATGTGACAAAATTACCAAATGGTGCTGGTTATCAATACCTTAGAGAAGCTATGGATGTTATTTTAAATGAAATAGAACCTTTATGTGAAACTTTAATTATTTTAGGTCACCTTAAAGGTAAATTTGTTGAAAAAGAAGGTAAAGAAATGGAAGCTAGAGGTTTAGCATTAACTGGTAAAATTGCATCAATCTTATGTTCTCAAGTAGATGCAATAGGTTATGTTTATAGAGAAGAAAATAAAACTTTAGTAAATTTTGCTCCTTCTGAAGCATTAATAGTAGGTTCAAGACCTGAACATTTGAAAAATAAAATAATAACGCTTATTGAATCCGATAAAGATGGTAAGTTAACTATAGATTGGTCTAAAATATTTATAGAATAAGCCTAAAGTACACAGGATCGAAGACAGAAAAGTCACATATAGGTTTATGAACCTAGTGCCACTAAATCTCTAAATCGTATGTTAGCACAGTTAGAGTTCTGGGGGTAATTTAAAAACTCAATTTTTATAAGCAGATAAATTAATTAAAAAAAAAGAATAAGTATGTTTAACTTAAATGATAAAAGTTTTGATGGTGGAGTTGCAATTTTCAATGGTGGAAATGCAGGAAAAGTTAACAATGTTCAATTAACTGTTGAACGCAAAAAAAGTACAGATCCAGATAGTGGACCTGATTATAAAGTTTTTTATAAAGACGAAACAGGTGCTGTAGTAAATCAAGGATTTTACTACCATAAAAATAATGACATGAATTCCGAACAAAAAAATAAGGATAATGAAGGTTATTTAGTTGGTAGAGTATTATCTATTGCTAAAGCATTATTACCTAAAGATTTTGTATTTGAACAATTTAATACTTCAAAAGAAGCTATTGATTATTTATTTAAATTAATCAATAGTAATTGTGAAAATAAAATGGTTAATGTGTTTGTTACTTATGGTACAACTATGAAACCATCACAATACTTAGGTTTAAGATATTTCAATTTTATTGAACCTGTAGATACAACTACTTCTCGATTAGTAAAAACAAATACTGATCAAATGGAAAGAATTGTGCCTGATGCACCTAAAACAGAAGAAAGTGCTACTACAGGAGAAGATAATCTTTGGTAATATAAACAATAGGGAGTAAAAATACTCCCTATAATACGG